CCGTCAGGGTCGCGAGGAAGGCGGCCGTGGCGGTCTCCAGGCCGTCGTTGTACTCGCGAACGATGCGGTTCCAGATCAGGTTCGAGACCTGCGGGTTGCCGCCCTGGTCCCAGACCTCGCGCGTGATCGTCACCTTGCCGCTGACAGCGGTCGGGGTGATGGTCTGCGACGTGGTGACGAACGTAGCGTTCACGGGCTCAGCACCCTCGGTGTGCGCCTGGACGACAACCTCGCCAGCGTCAGGAGCGTTCCGCGTGAACGAAGAGAACTTCGGGATGATGAACGGCGTGGGGCCCTCGGGGAGCGCACCCTTGTTCACCAGGTCCCACAGCGGGGTGCGGGCCGGACGGGCCTCGTAGTACATGTCCGGCCGGTTGACGGCAGGGTTCAGCGTGGCCACGTCCGCCTTGGCGGTCGCGAACGCCTGGGAGATGTGGCCCATGGCGCGCTTGCCGAAGTCGGTGTTCTTGCCCTCGAAGTCACCAGCCTTGAGCATGGCGACGATGTCGGTAGAGAAGTCGTGCTCGCCCTTGGCGAACCGGCCCTCACCATCGAAGGTGTACGGGGACTTCTCCCTCACCTCGAACGAAGCGCCGGGGAGGGTACCCTCGGTCGGGTTGATCGGGACCACAGGGGTCTCCTTCTCGGTCTTGGCCAGCTCGGCCGCCTTCACGGCGGCGTCGGCCTCGGTCTTCGCCTTGGCATCCGCCTCGGTCTTCTTGGCCAGTTCGACCTTGGCCGCCTCGGCCTTCTCGGTCTGGTCCTTCTCAGCCTTGGCGAACGCGGCGGCAACAGCCTCCGCGATCTCCTTGCTGAAGTCCGCCGGGGTGACCGGCTTGTCGTTCTCGGGCACGGTGTTCTCCTTCGTGGTGTCCTTCTTGCTGGCGGTCACCTTTGTGAGCCGCGCGTCCTCGAACGCCGGTCGTGGCGTCAGGGAAACTTCGTTGAGGTTGGCCTTCGTTACGGTGAAGTTGCCATCCTTGTCATCGGTCCACTCGACGATGTCGATACCGACAGAGAGCCCATCCAGGGCCCCGTCCTCTGCGAGGGTCAGGGCCTCATCGCCTGCAGCGCCGCGAGCAACCTTGAAGGATGCGACGGCCGTAGAGGCGTCCACCTTGATGGTTACCGCGTGCCCCAGGAGCTGGTCCCAGTCGTGGTCACGGAGGAACTTCACGCGGGAAACCGCGCTCTTGTTCCAGGTGAGTGCACCCTTCTTGAAGGTGAACTTCCCCCAACCGTTGTCGGCAGGAACCCCGAACAGCAGGATCGTGCCGGTGATGGTCCGGGTCTCAGGCTCCACGGCGAACGTGACATCTTCGCCCGTAAAACCGAACGTCTGCCGACCATCGATCTCGGCCGGAGCCGAGAAGGTGGCAGGCACTGTGTGCTTCATCAGTGATTCCTCCACTTCCTCCGGTGCCGCCTTAGCGGCTGGCTCCGGCTTGTCTTCGGTCGGCAGACCGCCAACCAGTCCAGCGCCCGCACGGTTCGCGAGCACCCGGGCCTCGTCGGCCGAGATGACCACACCGACACCCAGGTAGATCTTCTGGATCAGCTCGGCAATGGTCTTGGCCTCCTCCGGCCCGTCCACACCCTTCGTGGTGTCGGCCGCCGGATCGAGGTCCGGCCGCTCCACCCAGTCCTCAGACTCGCGGATCTCCTTGACGTCGGTGGCACCCAGCTCGTGGGCAATCTTGTGCGTCTCCCACCGGGTCTTCGGGTCAGCCCGCATGTAGTCGTCCAGGGTGAACGTCGCACGATGCCCCGGGGCCGTGATGTCCGGCATGGACAGTCGGTCCGTGAGCGCCTTCATGAAGCCGGACAGGACGTCGTTGATGCGATCCTGGCGGCGGTCCGTGGCGTTCTGGTAGGTGCGGCTCGTGGTCGACACGCCCAGGTCCTCAGGGTCCACGCCGAGCCCGTTCGCGATATCCAGGGAAGCCTTCTCCTGGAGACTCACGAGCTGAAGCTCGTGGGGCGTCGGCATCTGGACGGTGTGGTACTCCAGCGTGTCCGGCACGTAGCCGGTGGAGCGCTGCTTCCGGGACGCGATCCATGCCCGGATGTTGTCCTTGACCTCGTTCTCGTCCTCCGGCTGGTAGCCGGCGGCGGGCGTGAAGTAGTCACTCGGCGCCGGGTTGCCCGCGTACATCTCCGCAGCCATCTCCAGCAGCACGGCGCGCTTGATGGCGCGGCGGGCCGCCAGGAGGAACGGCGGGTTGGGCGAGTCGAACCGGATGTACTTGTAGGCGTCCTTCGCGAACCCGTCCACATACAGGACCGCATCCCGGTCCACACCGGACGGCAGGCGGTCCTGTATCCCGCTACGCGGCGGGTTCAGTGACACCCTCCGGGAGTCGATGTGGCGGGCGTGGACGGGACGGTTGATCATGTCCCGCTCCGTGACCTCCCACCAGGCGATGCCATCGAAGAGCAGGTCCTCAATGGTCATCGCCAGGTGGACGACGTTCGCCACCTGGGGGTCGAACTGCTCGAACAGCGGCGAGGCCACCGCCCGGCGGTCGGCGTCCAGGAGCGAGAGCGGCAGGGTCGAGATGCAACGCCTCCTCACGGGACGACGTACCAACCTGGCCCTGAAGGGCCTGATCGATGATGGAACTCAGGGGCCGGTACGCCCCGTCACCCTCGTCGCTGAACTTCGTGGAAGGAGTGTTGGTACTCGTCAGCCACTGCATGAACTTGGAAGCCATGCCCTACTCCTTCCGTTATGGTACAATCGGGAGCATGAAGACATGCACCAAGTGCGGCGAGGCGAAGCCTCTTGAAGAGTTCTACAGGCACGCCGCGAACCGCAGCGGGCGGGAGGGGCGCTGCAAGGTGTGCCGCAACGCGGACCGGAGAGCCTGCGCGAAGGGCGACCCCGTGACGCAGGCCCTGCGAACCGGAGCCGCGTACCGCAAGCGGCGCGACTGGATATGGGGCCTGAAGTCCAATCCCTGCCAACGGTGCGGGAACAGCTATCACCCCACGGCCATGGACTTCGATCACCTCCCGGGATTCAAGAAGGTGTTCGAAGTCAACGGCCAGGGTATGATGCGAACCCGCACCGCCGTGGAGGCGGAGATTGCCAAGTGCCAACTGCTGTGTGCTGTGTGCCACCGGATCGTCACATGGGAGCGGAAGACCGGAGAGGCCATCCCGCTCTAATCACCAGCTTACCGCGATGACCTTACCCGCCGTTCCAGGCTTCCGCACCGGCTTTGACACGACCTCCGTGACGGCCCAGGCCGCCGCCTTGATGGCGTCCGCCCGCTCCGTAGAGCGGACGCGCGGTCCGTCCGCACCGGGAGACACTCGCATGGCGAGCACCTGGTCAGCCAGCTCCGGGGAGCCGTCGTGTAGGAAGGCCCGCTCGTTCATGAGCCGGACCAGTTCGGCCACCACGGTTCGCACCGGGGTGGCCATCTTCCTGACCCTCACCCGATGCTTGCGCCACAGCGCGAAGTCATCGGCCAGCGTCGAACCCACCAGGACATCCCGGCGGAACCCCAGCAGGCCCACCGCCTCCGCCGCAGACGGAAGGTCCGGGTAGTCATCAACCCGCACCACGGCGGGCCCAGTGGTGCGGGACTGCCACGACTGAGCGACGGACACTCCGGAGTTGAACCAGGATTCCACGGCGACGGCGTCCGGGGCCCTGTCCGGTGCGGAGCCCGACAGGTCTGCCCAGTCCTCATCGGTGACGATGGCGTTACCGATGGTCTTGCGCTCCCGAACCTTCCACTGATTGAGGTACTGTGCCGCGAAGCCCCTGACGGGGTCAGGGTCATCGAACTCAGGGTCACTCTCGCCAGCGATGGACTTGAGGTACTTTCCCTCGATCATCTGCCGGCGGTCCTCAGACCAGTGCGGGCTAGCGGCCCGCCAGACGGCTGGGTCCGACACGTCCGAACCGTCCGGTGCCGCCCACAAGAGCAGCAGCGCCTTCGGGTCCTCCATCTCACGGGCCGAAGTAATCTCCGTGCGCATCAGCGACGTGGCCCGGCGGTGAGCCGTGGACGTCAGGATGATCTGGGGCGAAGACCGCTCCAGCATCGAAGGCTCAAGGCCCTCGGTCACCACATCGGGCGGAACGTCCCAACCCTCATCCACGATGCCGTGCGTGACGTCATACCCATAAACGGCACCCTGGGCACGGACCAGCCAGCGGTCCTCGCCCGGGGTCTCGATGGACTCCTTGCCGGAGCCGCGAAGGACAGTCCAGCCCGCGATCTCCTCGGCCCAGCGCCATGCGCCTCGTTGAATCTCTCTGCAGATGGACATGTCGCTACCCGTGTGGATCGCGGTCTGGACCTCACCAAAGAGTTCCGCGCCGAAGCGCAGTCGCCACAGCGTCCCCCCGCGAAGGCCAACACTCTTGCCCGCGCGCCGAGGCGCTGACTCCACCTTCTTCGTGAAGCACAGCGTGCCGTCCGCCCGGTGCTCAAGCTGGCGGATCAGGGACAGCCTCTGCCACCACCGCAACACCAGCGGCTTGCCGCCAGTACCGGGCAGGTTCTCTTCGATCCACTCCACGGCGTCCCAGCCATACGAACCCACGGCATCGGCCGGAACAGGGGACATCATCAGCGGAACAGAAGCATCCGCCGGGACGTCCAGGAGCGGCCTCAGCCACTCGAACCGGGACAGGTACCCGGGGTTCCACCGGAGCTCCACCGGGGCCTCCGGGGCCTCGTTCTGTGAGCCTGAATAGGCGTCCATATCCTCGGAGATAGACGCAGGAAGG